GCTCGTCCCGCCCCGGAAACGGCCATTACAGCGCGCCTGCGCATCTCGGGCATGGACGACACCCCGGCAAACCGAAAGGCCGTCAGCGACGCGCTCATGGGCTGTGCGGTGGGCAGGCGCATACGCAGCGACGCCCCGGCCACTCGGCAGTCCGACCTGTGGCAGGCCGTCCAGCACATCCGCCGCGTCTGGATTGCCTATGACCGGGCCATCGGCGCGCCCAACCGCCACGCGCAATGCCTGCGAATTCTGGCCCCGTCCGAGGTCTTCACCACGGAGAGCTTCACGCATGACGACCGCGAACCCGCCGAGCGCGACCGCGCCGCGATCCGCGCGTGGATGACGCTGCAAGGGTGGCTTGACTACGTGGACCGCCCCGCGCGCTCCGCAACCATCGCAGCTGTCGTGGATGACCAGCCCATCACCAACTGGACCGGCATCCTTGCCACGCTGGAATGCGTCAACGAGGGCATCAAGGGCCAGCGGATCACGCTCAGGATGGCGTGAAAAAATCGCGCCCCGTGCATTTAGGCGTGACAGTCACGCGGCATTTTGGTATGCTTTAACGGCCCGGCAGGCGTTTGCACCGCCACTTCCGGGCCTAACCGCCAGAACCTTACAGGAGGCTCCTTTGGCTTTTCAAAACCTAGCAAAGACCGATCCGGCGAGTCAAATGCCGCATTTCGTCTACCGTCAGTTCGACGCGGACGGAAAACTTCTCTACGTCGGGACGACAAGCAACGTTAAGAAGCGCATGATTGAGCATGGCGCTTCACCTTGGATGTCAAGAGTTCACAGATTCACGGTTGAGGAATTTCCCGACCGCGAAAAGGCGCTTTATGCCGAAAAGCTGGCCGTCATGAATGAGCGCCCGGAGTGCAACACAGTGTGGAGGCCGAACTTGGCGGAAGATGGCGAGGCGATGACTGTGGCGCAGCGCAAAGCCAAGGAACGCAAGGCCAAGCGTGACGCTGGCCTTGTGCCCGTCGAAATCTGGGTGCCAGCAAGCAAGGTGGCCGCAATCAAGGCTATCGCCGCACAGATGGTTGCGGAGTTACCGAAAGTAATCGCAACCCCTTGACTTGCGCGCCGATCCGTGCACACTTCCCATAATCGCAGGCGGGCTTCTGAAAAGAGGTCCGCGTTTGCTTTTGGAGGCTCCCATGGGCAAACCACTGGACCTGATTGACCAAGTCGGTCGCCACGCAATGGCAATGTGGCGAGAGCGCCAATCCACCCGAGAAATGCTGTGGGCGCTTGAAACCGGCGACGCCGCTGCAAGCCAACTGACCAGCGGTCCCATCGGCGCGCTTCTCCTGGAGGCTCCCATGAAAGCCAAGGGCAAGAAAAAGGGCGGCTCTGGCCGCAAGTGCTGACGCATGGCAGGCAAGGGAAGACCCCCCGGCTTTCGCATGGACGACAGCCACCGGGTTAAAATCCAAAACAGCAACATCCTCAACGCATTGATTGAGCATGTCGAAGGCAAGCGGGAAATGGGCGCATCCCAGGTCACCGCAGGCATCGCGCTGCTCAAGAAGGTCATGCCCGACCTGACCTCGAATGACCACACAAACAACGGCGGGTCGTTTGAACTCCCAACCCAAATCATCCTTAGAGCCGCAACCCGCGACGATTGACCTGCCGCCCAAGCTGGTCGAGGTCTTCACCGGGGAAGCGCGCTACCGGGGCGCATACGGCGGGCGGGGTTCAGCCAAGACGCGATCCTTCGCCAAGATGACGGCGGTGATTGGCTACCAGATCGGCGCATCGGGCGGTGAGGGGCAGATCCTCTGCGCCCGCGAGTTCATGAACAGCCTTGACGAATCCTCACTGGAGGAGGTCAAGGCCGCCATCGCTTCAGAGCCGTTCCTTGCGGCCTACTACGAGGTGGGCGAGAAGTTCATTCGGTCCCGTGATGGCCGGATCAAATACACCTTCGCAGGCTTGCGCCACAATCTGGACAGCATCAAGTCGAAGGCTCGCATCCTGTTGTGCTGGGTGGACGAAGCCGAGCCGGTTAGCGAAACCGCGTGGGTCAAGCTGATCCCGACAATCCGCGAAGAAGGGTCGGAAATCTGGGTGACGTGGAACCCCGAGCGCAAGAATAGCCCGACGCATCGGCGCTTCCGGGAAAACCCGCCTGAGTCCAGCAAGATCGTGGAGTTGAACTGGCGGGATAACCCGTGGTTCCCGGCGGTGCTTGAACAGGAACGGCGGAACGACGAACTGCGGCGGCCTGAGCAGTATCGACACATTTGGGAAGGTGATTTCGTATCAGCGGTCGAAGGGGCTTACTACGCCGCAGCCCTGAACACGGCACGCCAGGAGGGCCGCGTTGGCAAGGTTGCAGCCGATCCGCTGATGGTGACGCGTGCCATCTGGGACATCGGCGGCACGGGGGCAAAGGCGGACGCTTGCGCCATTTGGATCGCGCAATTCGTGGGCCGGGAAATCCGATGGCTGAACTACTACGAAGCCCAAGGCCAGCCGCTGGCGACGCATATCGAGTGGCTCAGGGATAACGGCTACGGCAAGGCGCATTGCATCCTGCCGCATGACGGCGCGACGAATGACCGGGTGCACGACGTCAGCTACGAAAGCGCGCTGCGGGCTGCCGGGTTCGAGGTGCAAGTGATCCCGAACCAGGGCGCGGGCGCGGCAATGAAGCGGGTCGAGGCGGCGCGGCGGTTGTTCCCGATCATGTGGTTTGACGAGAAGTGCAGCCCCGGCCTCGACGCCATCGGCTGGTATCACGAAAAGCGCGACGAAGAACGCGGCATCGGCCTTGGCCCTGAGCACGACTGGTCATCGCACGGTGCGGACGCCTTCGGCCTTGGCGCAGTGGCCTATGAGGCCCCGAGGGTTGGCAAGCCCGCCCCGCGCCGCAAGACAACAGGATGGGCCGCCTAATGGCTGACTTCGACCAACTGAAAGCCTGGGTCTGCGCGGACTGGAAGGCGCTGTCCAAGTGGCGCGAAGCCGCAGAGGGCGAGTATGCCTTCAAGGACGGCCACCAATGGACCGAGGCGGAAAAGGCCGAACTGGAGGAGAAGGCCCGCGTTCCCGTGGTATTCAACCGTGTGCAAGTCATCCTTGCCTCGGTGTCCGGTTCGGAGATCAACAACCGGACCGAGGTGCGCTTTATCCCGCGCGAAATCGGGGACGCCAAGCCAAACGAAATCCTCACCGCTGGCGCTGAGTGGTTCCGCGACGAGGCCAACGCGGAAGACGAGGAAAGCCAAGCGTTTGAAGATACGCTGGTCTGCGGCATCGGCTGGACCGAGACGCTGCTGGACTACACGACCGACAGCGACGGAGCGCCGCGCGTGGTGCGCCTAGACCCGCTGGAGATGTGCTGGGATGCCCACGCCCACCGGAAGGGCTTGCAGGACGCCACACGGGCCGCCCGGGTGCGCCAGATCCCGATCAACGAAGCGCGCGAGATGTTCCCGGATGCCGAGGAATCCACGCTGCATTGCGACTGGATCGACAAGACCGAGGATGCGGAAGAACACGTCAACCTGATCGGGGACCAATACAAGTCAGGCCGCCAGGGCGAGGACAAGGACAACCCGGCAACCGTGACCGTCGTGCAGGTGCAGTGGCGCGAGCGGGTGCGGTCGGTGGAGTACGTCGATCCGCAGTCGGGCGAGCGCAAGGAAATGCCGAAAGCCGACTGGGACAAGCTGGCCAAGGTCATGCCGGTTGACCTCGCAATCCCGAACCGGCCCGTGACGCGGTATGTGTGGAAGCAGGCGTTCCTTGGCCGGGATGCGATCTTGCTGGAAAACCAGCCGTGCAAGGACGCGTGCACGTTCAAGGCCATCACCGGGAACTACGACCGCAAGGAAAAGCGGTTCTACGGCCTTCTCAGGGTCATGATGGACCCGCAGAAATACGCGAACAAGTGGCTAAGCCAGACGCTGCACATCATCAACGCCAACGCCAAGGGCGGCGTGATGTATGAAGCCGGTGCGGTCGAGGATGCTCGGGCATTCGAGGAAGGCTGGGCCGCAGCAGACAGCGCCACGATGGTCAATAACGGGGCACTGTCGGGCGGGCGCATCCAGCCGAAGCCGCAAGTGCAGATGCCCGCCGCGCTGATGCAGCTGACGCAGTTCGCCATCAGCACGATCCGGGACACGTCTGGCGTGTCGCTTGAACTGATGGGGATGGCTGACCGGCAGCAGGCCGGGGTGCTGGAATACCAGCGC